ACTAACTACTGATTAGGATAGACCTCCAGCAGGAACGTTCACGTGGAAACAGAAGTACATAGTTTCTGGGTGGAAACCAGCTTCTACTAGTGCGTAACGAGACTTAACCGCAATCTTAGGTGACATAGTACCTTCAGAGATTGTTTGGATAGACTCAGCCATCATGTAAGGCATGAACTTAAGTCCTGGTTCGTCGTCACCACCTTTTCTACCTACTAATACTCTGTTATCACCGAACTTCATGTTCTGATCAACATATACGGTCATACCAGCAAGAGAACCTACTGGGTAAAGTGTACCGTTGTTCTGAGTTAGAGTGTTAGAGAAAGGTGCGAAAGTGAACTGAGAGATGTCTTGCAATGCACTTGCAACGTTAGCGTTAGTAACGATGAAGTTAGCAGGACCTCTTCTTCCTCTGTTAGCAACCACGTTAGCAGATGCTAGAATTCTAGAGAATAGTCTTCTCTGTAGAGTTGACAAGTTCTCGTAAGTTCCTGAAGCAGGACCTGCAACAGAAGCGATAGAGATACCAGAGTCAGACTTACCTATGTAAGAAGGAATAGTGTAAGAACCAGCAGTACCACCGATAACGAGGTTTAGGTTCAAGTTCTGACCTTCTGTAGTCAAGAATTCGTCGTGGTGAGACCAACCAAGAGCGAATGCTCTAGATAGGATGTGCTTGTTAATAGCTTGAGATACCTCATTAACCAATGCGTTCTCGATCATAGAAATTACGTCGATACCGAATTGCTTGTTAAGGTCTTGGATCTGCTCAGTAGTTACTGAAGCAGCTACTTGGAAAGTATCAGCTTCGACGAACTTAGTGAACGTTGATAGACCCATTGATTGGTAGTAAGTGCTCTCACCAACACCTCTTAGCATTGGGTTGTAAGTCTTAGTACCATCTACGAATGGTCCTTGCCAGTCTTGGTCGTTGTTGAAACCAGCACCAGAGAATCCTTGGATGTGATCCTCAAGAGCTTTAACCAATTCTGCTCTCGCAGTTGTAGTACCAGCTTGGTTTCCATCTACTGCAGTACCAATTTTAGCTGCGTTACCATCAAGAACTGCAGAGATAGTCTCACCAGCAGTTAATCCCATAACTCTAAAGATTGGGAATGCATCGATTCTAGATAGACCAACAAACTCAGTAGTGATATATGCACCAGCTGAAGAAGCGTTAGTGATGTAGTAAGTAGTACCTACTGCAAAGTTAGCAGGATAACCTGCTGCAGGGGTTGTCAATTCTACCTTGATCATAGAAGGTGCAGTTGCAAGAGCTTCAGCAGATGTTGCGCCAGCAGATGCAGGACTGATTTTACCACCTGAGTATACGTAATCTAGGTAAGAAAGTACGCCAGTAGGACCTGACATAGGAATTACAGGAACGATATCGAATCCAACAGTCTTCGCAGCAACCTGAATTGCCAATGGAAGAAGTGAAGGAAACTTATCACCTGAACCTTGGTTAGCAGAGTTATAGAAAGCAGAATTTGCTTGCGTACCTACTGCAGAACCAGTGGAGTTATACCCACCTGGGTATGCGGGTGGTTGTACGGCACCCATACCGTTTACAGTTGCTAGTGACTGATATGCACCAGCAGACTCGTTTAATGAATGGTAGTGGCAGTACTTGCTCAACCATCCTTTTTTTTCAGCATCTTGAATACCGGCCTTCTGCTCGATGATAGGAGACCAGGTTTCGAAGATTTCTGCTTCGTTGATTAGTTTCATTTTACTATCTTTTATTTTTTTAGTTTTTAAAACTTACCTTCGAGCGACTTAGCGACCCAATTAAGGTAATCGTTTGAATACCCCTGAGGGTTAGTAGCCGTCTTAGGCTCTGGTGTTTCTTGGCTCTCTTGAAGTTTCTGAAGTCCTACTGGTTTAGCACCAAGCTGACGAGTTGACCAGAAGTTCTTGATCTGATAAGCAGTCTCTAAGTTATAGAAAGCTGATTGTGCAATTACTGATTGCTTTTGACTTTCATTTAGTGACTCCCAAATCGGAGAGTAATCTTCTGGCATTTCATCAATAAATTTGTGACCTGATGATCCTGCCAATGTTTCTTCTTCGGCTTCGTTGATTGCCTCATCTGCTTTTTGTGTTTGAGCAGTCGGCTCAACTTTCGTTTGTGCCTCATTTATATTTTCCTCAGTCTTTTGTGTTTTGACTGATTCAATTAGAGAATCAATCTTGCTTCCGAGATTTTCATAATCTCCAGCAAATCCTGATTCAACCAATTCAGTTTTAGATGCGCTTTCAGCATTTTCCCTAGCACTTTCGTTAAGTGTTGGCGAGTTTTCTGCTTTAACGCTTTCGTGTATAGCTTCAGTGTTAGCTATATTTCCATTTAGCTTTTCAGCTAAATAATCTGAGTAAGCAATACCTTTATTTAGGTTTTCTGCTAGGTACTCAGTGTAGTTTATTCCTTGATCTAGTTTTTCTGCAATGTACTCAGAGTAAGCTATTCCCTTATCTAAGTTTTCTGCTAGATATTCAGAGTAAGAAATACCCTTATCTAGATTCTCTGCCAAATACTAAGAGTAAGCAATGTTCTTATCAACATTTTCTGCTAGGTACTCAGAGTAAGCGATATTCTTATCAAGATTTTCAGCCACATATTCTGTGTATTGGATACCATCGTCTAGTTTTTCTGCTAGATACTTAGAGTAGTCGATAGTCTTATCAACATTCTCAGCTACATATTCAGTGTAAGAAATACCCTTATCAACATTTTCGGCCAAATACTTAGAATAAGAGATAGTCTTGTCTAGATTCTCAGCAAGGTACTTAGAATACGTAATGCTGCTATCTAGGTTTTCTGACAAATACTCACCGTACTTAATAGCACTTTCTAGATTTTCAGCAAGATACTCGGAGTACTTTTCTAGCTTAGCAACTCTTTCCTCCAAAGCTTTGCAATCTACAGATTCACTTTCGCTCTCGGAAACTTGAGCTTCTTGTTGTTTCATTTCAGAAATCTGCGTTTCCAGCTCATCCATCTTATTTTTCAAAAAGATAGAATACTTATTAAGCTCGTCAGCAGTAACATATTCTTTGTTGACCTCCATAATGTTGGATTTATTTTTTTCTTGATTAAGGATTTTTTCGAATTCTTCGCTATTTTCAACTTTATATATCTTTACCCCAGATTCATTTTCTATACCTAGTGACTCATTTACACACTCTAAGTTGTTAACAACGGATTTTTTTGATCTTTCTTCAAATTCAAAAGCATCAAATCCAGCGCTTTCATAAACTCTCTCGAGTTGAGCGTCTTGGAAACCTGGATCTGCAACCAAATCATAAGTAAAGATCTTTTTGATCTGTACCTTCTTATCTGGACCTACATTTCCAGCTGCTCTAGAAGAAATAGAAAGAGGTATACCAGCATCAACTAATTTCTTAGCAATTTGTCCAGCTGGTGTGTCAAGCAAACGAACCTTAATGTTTAATACTCTTCCGTCCTTGTCATAAACAAGATCTTCTACAACGTGAGAAATGTTTTTAAGAGATACGTCGAATTTTTCAGGGTGATCTAATTCACCAACTAATCTCTTTTGTCCTATCTTATCCTTTAGGTACTCAAGGTGAGGTAGGTATTCACCTTCCTCGTATATTCTATTGTTATTATTCTCTTTCCCAAACTGAGCAGCAATACCTTTGAGTATATAACCACCACCATCCGAGTTACCGTCCTTTGAAACTGCAAGATTATTTTCTTGCTTTTCAAGGATGAAGAGAAGGTTCCCATTCAATAAAGACTCG